ATAAATAAAAGAAAGCCCAAGCACATATGACCCGGGAGCACGCGCGAGGAGTATATGTAGTGACGCCTCCGCAGCGGCACATAGGACCCCCCCTGCAGCGGCGCTCCGCTGTTCTGGGATGGGCGCCCCGCCGGGGCGCCCAGCGAGTCCCCTCCTCCGCGGAACCGGGTGGCCATAGTATTACCTAGGCCACCTCGGTTCCACGGTTCATACAAAAAAAACCTCCTCGTGCATAGAAAAAAAAAATGGCACCACGCGACAACCTTCTTGGAAAAAACCTCTGCATCACCTACTACGGACCATATACCCCCCCCGGCGAACTTTTTCCTGATTTTGATATGCCAGCTCAGTACCCGCCATACGTCAAGTACTGCGTCGGCCAGAAGGAGCGCTGCCCTACTACTGAGAGAATTCACTTTCAGCTGTATGTCGAGGTTGACCCGCGCCAGCGTTTGTCAACGCTGCGTCGCTGGCTTCCAAGGCTGCATGTGGAGAATAGGAACGGCACCCAAGCTAGGGCCATTGAGTACGTCACCAAGGAGGAGACTCGCATGGAGGAGCCGTTTGAGTACGGCGAGAAGTCCACCATTGAGAGGGCTGGGCAGCGCACCGACCTCGACGATGCTATCGATCTCCTCAAGCGCGGCGGTATTCGCCTCGTTGCACAAGAGATGCCAAGCGCGTTTGTCAAGTTCTCCTCCGGTCTCGAGCGTCTTGCGGAGGCCCTCTCGGAGAAGCCTACCGACAAGGACTTTGTCCCTCGCCCTTGGCAAAAGGACCTCATGGACGTCGTGCTAGGCCCGGCCAATGACCGCACGATCGTTTGGGTTTACGACGAGGACGGCAACAAGGGCAAGTCACGCCTTACCAAGCACCTCGTCTTCGAGCACAACGCCATCCTCCTCACCGGCAAGCTTGCGGATATGGCCTTCACGTATAACTCCGAGCCCATTGTCATCTTTGACGTGCCTCGCACCGCGGTCGAGCACATGAAGCACCTCTTCACGTTCGCGGAGATGCTCAAGAACGGGATGGTCCACTCGACGAAGTACGTCCCCAAGGTCAAGTACTTTAACCCTCCACACGTTATCTTCATGGCCAACATCCCGGCCCCGGAGTCTACCTGGTCCTCGGACCGTCTCATGCTCGTCACTCTTGTCTAGCCCACACAAGTCAACACACGCTAGATGCCAAAGCGTTCGTATGCAAGCCCTAGCACTGTCCCTCGAGCAGTCAAGGCTAGGCGTTCTCCTGCTAGCAAGCTTCGTAGGCGTCGTGTCTATCGCGCTCGGAAGAAGACACTTAAGAAGGCTCGTAAGATCCGCGTCTCTCGGTTTCTTAAGAATGGTTCCATCCCTACGAAGAACTTCGCAATCTTCGACGTTAACCACACCATAGACTTTAACTTCTCAAGCCCCGGCTCTAGCCAAACTCGTTTCTACTCCGTCAATGCCAACTACTTCGACACCACCGGAGCCTCTAGCAAGGGTCTTTGGAACGAAGGAAGCGTTCTACTAATGCCCAAGGGCTTTGACTTGATGCGCACTCTTTATCAACGTATGCGTATCTACGCTTGCAAGGTTAGCATTCAGTTCTTTAACTACGCTTCTCAACCTCACGACCATTGCATCATTTGGGCTTTCACGGAGAAGATCGACAATCCTCAAAGGGTCCCCGTCACGGAGCAAGAGCTAGCCGACTCGAAGGTCATAGGCTTGAAGAAGAGGACCGTTAAGAATGCTTACCTAGAGCGCTCTATGGGCTACCTCACTAAGGGTTTCACCGAGAAGCAAATGACGTCCGACGAAAGGTCCGAGAATGAGTACGACCTAACCCAAATTAGCATGACCTCCTTTTCGATTGGCCAAGGGTATCGTATCCGTTTTGGGGTGACTTATCATACGCCTCCTAGTCCCACGCCATCTCAATTCAATGGTGCTAACGTACCTGGGATGGCGAAAGTTAAGGTGAAGTACTATTGCAAGTTCACCGAGCCTAAGGAGTTCGCATCCGACTTTGATCCGGATGCCTTTGTACCCATGGGCGTAGTCACACCAACCTAAGTAACACAGTAGGTGATGTAAACACAGTCATATGTAGGGGGGTCACAGGGGGGTCCAGGACCCCCCTCCATCCCCAAAAACCCCTAAAAATAAGAAGAAATAAAAAAAATGCACTAAAAAAATTTGTAACACATTAACCAATGATAAGGGCCTCGACAGAGTCCCGATAAATAAAAGAAAGCCCAAGCACATATGACCCGGGAGCACGCGCGAGGAGTATATGTAGTGACGCCTCCGCAGCGGCACATAGGACCCCCCCTGCAGCGGCGCTCCGCTGTTCTGGGATG